TAACGACATTCAAAGAATCAAACTAGATTCACCAGATACAAGAATTCGTTTTGTAGGACCTGTATTACCTAGGTATGTTTACTGGGTAGTAACAAACGAAGGCAAAAAATATCCATTAGAGTGTTTAAGCTTTGATAGAGAAAACGAACAATTCACAGGGTCAAGAGACCCGATAAAAGAGATTCCAGATTACATTTACTCTGATAAACCTCAGTTTGCGTATGTATGTAATGTAATTGATAGAAAAGACGGGGCTGTAAAACTATTAGACTTGAAAACTACTATCTATAAGCAATTAGTAGACTACGCAACTAATGCAGATTATGGCTCTCCTGCTGATCCAGATAATGGATATGATATTACTATTAAAAAAGAAAAAACAGGACCTCAACCTCAAAACGTAAAATATACTGTTATGCCTAGTAGAAATACTATTCCATTAACAGAGGAAGAAAAAGAAAAAGAACTGTTTAGGCTAGATAGTATATTTAAACGTCAAACCTATGAAGAGCAGAAAGAGTGGTTATTAAAAAACACAGCCTACTTTGCAGAAGAAGTAGTAAATGATCTTAATAGCACAGAAACTATGGAAGATATATGAAAAAGTCTTTAAAAGAAGTATCAAAAAAGTCAGGGTTGGAAACAACCCTGGCTAATTCTGTTGTAAAAAAGACAGATTTAGAAATGCCAAAAGGTTTTAAGGCTATAGACGGCGATAAAGTTACTATAGACTTAAACTTTTTGAGAGAAATGAATATATTTTTTGCTACTCCCTGTTACGGGGGTGTAGTAACGGACCAATATTTTCTTAGTATGTTTAAATTAAGCCAAACACTAATGCAGCACGGTATTAAGTTTAGAATTACAACACTAAGAAACGAGAGTCTTGTAACTAGAGCTAGAAATATTCTAACAGCTATGTTTCTAGAAGACCCAAATACAACACATTTAATGTTTATAGACGCTGATATTGAATTTGAACCAGATTCAGTAATTAGAATGCTGGCTATGGATAAAGATATTATTGCTGGCGCATACCCAAAAAAGACTATTAATTGGGGTAATGTAAAGTCTGCTGCACAATCAGGTGAAGAGCATATTTCTACCTATGGAGCAGATTACGCCATAAACTTAAAATTTGACAAAGAGACAAAAAAAGTAAAAACGCATATGGGTGCTGTAGAAGTTTTAGATGCTTCTACTGGGTTTTTTATTGTTAAGCGAGAAGTAATTGAGAGTATGATTGAAGAACACCCTGAACTACACTATAAAAATGATTCTTCTATTGATCCAAAATTTAATAAGTATTGTTATGCTTTATGGGATACAGAAATTGATCCTATTGATAGACGTTATCTATCTGAAGACTATGCATTTTGTAGACGTTGGCAACGAATGAGTGGTGAGATTTGGGTTGATCCTAATACTAAACTAAACCATGTAGGTAGTTTTACTTTTGAGGGTAACTTACGTAATGTTCTTCAAAGAGCCCCATAATGAAAATATTACAAGTTGCAGACATACATATAAATCTACATAAAAAGAAGATACCTTATGGGTGGCAAAGTAATAGGTTTAAAACACTTTTTGATAAACTTCTTAAACTAGAGCAGGATTGTGATGTTGTAGTATTAGCTGGAGATATTTTTGACAAAAAACCAGAACCAGACGAAATATGTTTGTTTTTAAGTTATGCTAATTCTGTTACAAAACCTACATTAGCAATACCAGGAAACCACGAAGCTTCTACTAAAGGTAATACTTTTTTAGAACATTTTGAAACAGAACACGCTATAAATAATCCTAATTTTATGTTACGGACAAAAAACTCTAGAATAGAAATAAAAGGTCAAGGTTTTCAGTTATTTCCTTATGGAGAAATGCAAATAGGTAATGTTCCAACCTATGTAGAAGGTGACATACTAGTTACCCATATTAGAGGAGAAGTACCTCCTCATATCACAGCAGAGTTCGATTTTGATAAGATTAGATCATGGCCTTTGACTCTTCTTGGGGACCTGCATTTTCAACATAAATATAAAGATTATAATGTTTATTATTCTGGTAGCCCAATTAATACTACTTTTGATAGAAGCGATAATAGAGAGTATGGTGTTAATATAATTGAGTATAACAATGCTACTGATTATACAGTTACTTTTCATAATTTAGATTTACCTAAACTTATTAGATATACTGTAGATGTAAGTACAGAATTAATAAAAGATTCTTATCACCACGTTGTTTATGAAGTTACGGGTACTATTGATAAACTAAGTAAAATACAAAACCATGAACTATTAGATAAAAAAATTGCTGAAAAACCGCAAGAAAACTCAATATTAGATTTAAGCGATAAGACTTTAAAAGAAGAGTTAGAGGCGTATTTAACTTTTATTAAAGTTGAAAATAAAAATTCAGTAATTCAACTATTTGATAGGTTAGGTATAAAGTAATGGCAGTTAAACTAAAAAATATACGATGGAATAATATGTTCAGCTATGGAGCTGATAATTATATAGACTTGAATTCTAATAAAGTGACTCAACTAGCAGCACCTAATGGTAGCGGGAAGTCTAGTCTTGCACTGATTATACAAGAATTACTGTATAATAAAAATGTAAAAGGATTAAAAAAAGCTGATATACTTAATAAGTATAATGGAGCAAAAAGTTGGGACGCCACTATACAGTTTAGTGTAGATTCAGACGAATACGAATTAACATCTAAGAGACAAGGTGCTAGCACTAAAATAACACTACTAAAAAATGGCATTGATATAAGTGAGCATAAGGTATTAGATACATATAAAGAACTAAATAATATATTAGGTAGGGATTTTGAAACGTTCAGTCAATTAACCTACCAAAGCAGTACTGATGTATTAGAATTTTTAAAAGCTACAGATACTAATAGAAAAAAGTTTTTAGTTAACCTATTTAATCTATCTAAGTATTTAGATATAGGAGAGCAGCTAAAAACAAAAATAAGTGCGCGAGAAAAAGAATTAGCAGGTAAAAATGGAGAATTAAAAACAGTTGAACAGTTTTTAAATCAGAATAGCATACCTGAAAAAGCTCAATTAGTAACAGTACCAGAAGTAGACTTATCACTACTAAGCAGTATTGAAGAGTTACAAGAAAGTATAGCAGAACAAAAAGCTATATGTGATAAAATAGATAAAAATAACTTATACATAAGTGATAGAGACTCTATTAACTTTGAAATGGGATTAGAAGAACCTAGTATTGATAGTGAAGTATACTCTAACATAGAACTTTTAAAAAAAGATATTAATAGTAAAGAATCCACTATTCTAAAAGCTAAAAAAGATTTACAGTCTTTAGATACTTCTGATCACTGCTATGCTTGTAAACAACCTTTAGATAATAGTCAGTCTAAGCAATTAAGTGAAGAACTTAATAAAGAGATCGAAAGTATGACTAAGGAAATTGCTGGATTAAAAACACAATTAAAAAAACTACAAGATATAGTATCTCAATACAATAAACTTAAATTAGAATATGAAAACAATCAGAAAGCTATAGACAAATTTACACAATTATCTCAGTTAATAGACAACAGCATCCCTAGTACTTACCCTAACTACCATGAAATTGCGTTAGAAGTAAAAAATTTGAAACAACAGTATGATAATCAAGTAAAGAAAAATGAAGAAGCAATAGCACATAATGATAGCGTAAAAATAAGAAACGCAAAAATAGATGGCCTAAAAGAACAAATTATAAATTTTAAAGCTAGACAAGAGCTAATAAAAAATGATATACTTAATGTTCAGGAAGAAATAACAGGATTAACTATATTACGAAAAGCATTTTCTACTTCAGGTATTGTAGCGTATAAACTAGAAAACGTAGCAAAACAATTAGAAGAAGGTATTAATCATTATCTAGCTGTTTTAAGTGATGGACAATTTCAAGTAATATTTAGGCTAACAGGCGATAAGCTAAATATTGTGGTAATTAATAACGGAGAAGAAGTAAGTATAGATTCACTTTCTGGAGGTGAGTTTTCTAGAGTACAAACATCTGTACTACTTGCAGTTAGAAATACTCTATCAAAGATAGGTGGAAAAAGTATAAATCTACTATTTCTTGATGAAATAACTGGGGTATTGGATGATAACGGAAAGGAAAAGCTTTTTGAAGTGTTACAAGAAGAGCAAGAGTTAAATGTATTCTTAATATCTCACGACTACTCACATCCGCTAATACCTAAAATTGAAATAGAAAAAATTAATAATGTAAGTACTATCCGTTCCTGAGGGTGCGGATAGAATCTTTATGTGTAAGGAGACACTGTATGATTACTGTTGGAAAAAATCCAATTAAATTTCAACTAAAACAAAGTTTTAAAGAACAACTAAATAATACACCAGTAACTTGGGGCTATGGAGGCTTATCTGCTTTTACCTACTATAGAACATATGCAAGAAAAAAAGAAAACGGTAAGCTAGAGACTTGGGCAGAGTGTGTTTCTAGAGTTATTGAAGGTATGTTTTCTATTTTAAAAACACACTCACTAACTTCTGGACATACTTGGGACGAAAAACGAGCTCATAACTTAGCAGAAGAAGCTGCAACAAGATTATATACTTTTAAATGGACTCCTCCCGGTCGTGGTTTATGGATGATGGGTACCGATTTTGTATGGGAAAAAGGCGGTGCTTGTTTGAACAACTGTGCGTTCGTTAGCACTGAGAATATTGATGATGAATTATCAAAACCTTTTGCATTTTTAATGGACATGAGTATGGTAGGTGTTGGAGTAGGTTTTGACACTAAAGGTGCCGGTAAAATTGCAGCTTATATTCCAGAAGGTGATTTAGAAGTTATAACAGTAGAAGACTCACGAGAAGGTTGGGTAGAACTTATTTCTTGCTTAATAGATTCTTATTTAGAAGAAGGTAGTGCCCCTGTTCAACCAGATGTAAGCTTAGTTAGAGCTTATGGAGAGCCTATTAAAGGATTTGGAGGAGTAGCTTCTGGACCAGAACCTCTTGTACAAGGTTTTTACGGTATTAAAGACATTTTAGAAAAACGTGCTCTATCCGATAATCCATTACTAACCTCAGTAGACATTACTGATATAATGAATATTATTGGTAAAATCGTAGTAGCAGGAAATGTAAGGCGCACAGCCGAAATAGCCTTTGGAGAACCGAACGATTTAGAGTTTACTAAAATGAAAGACTGGCAACAGTTTGGAGTCGAAACAGGTTCTATTGCACCCCCAGAACTAGAAGAAATAAATAAAGAAGACTATGATACATACAATAGCGATTGGAATGCTAGAGCTCAAATCGCCAAAAAATATGCTGATTATACTTGGTCTTATAAGTTTGGTGGATGGCGTTGGGCATCTAACAACTCTCTATTTGCTAAAGTAGGTATGGATTATACTGTACCTGCGAATAGTATTGCTATTAATGGAGAGCCAGGTTTTGCGTGGTTAGAAAATATGCAAGCATATGG